TAGTTGTGCGTGACCGTGACATAGTCGCAGAACGACGTCAACCAGTCCTGACACGCACAACTCTCGGGACAGCATTCGCTCACCGCACGTACCTCCGAGGCTTACGTTGAGACGATCGCGTCCGACATCCACTGCCCCTGCAGTCCACAGGTTTAGTGCATGCCACGTGAACGAACTCGTAAATCCCCTCGTTCGTCTCGCCACACTTCTTGTCGGTCCACAACTGCCGGTAGGTCGCCAACGCCTCTCGTTTGGCCATTAACTGGCTCGTGTAGTCGAACGAAATACCGGCCTCAACCACCTTGTGCCCGGCGCAGCCGGGATCGCTCGCCATCTCATCGGCCAGTTGACAGATCTTCTGTTCCAGCTCAGCACATGAGAGGCACGATTGCATTTCAGCACTCCACAAGACCACGAGGCTTCTTGGTCACTTCCGAGATCTCAAGCAGGAACGGATACCGCTGCTCAAGCGTCATTTGATCAATCGGCCGCAACTCCGGCCACACCAGTTCCGGATCAATGTCTGCCTCCGTAGAAATGAACTCGAAGGACTTCTTGTAAACCGCCTTGGCCATCTGAGCAGACAGAGGCTGCTTCGCACTCTTCACGGCCTTCAATGGACCACCCGGCATCCGGATCAGCCACAACTTCGACATCCCCGGGGACGTCGCCTGCGGAGCCGAGGCTCCCTTTCGTGAACTGTCACCATCAGACTCGATCACTGCACTCGACATGTTGTCTCTCTTCTACGCCAAAAAGAAAAACGGCGATGATGCCACCGCCGTTCGCTTGAGACTGCTGTCGAAGAACAGGAAGTCAAACTGATCAGTCGGTTGGCACCAACATCATACCCGCATAGGGGTTCACGATGTAAGCATAACCTTTGCTCAGGCTGCTGTAAACAGCGACAATTCGCCGCTTGCACTCCTCGGCACCCAGTGGGCACCGAGTAACAGTCGGGGCGATCTGCGAAACCCAGTGAATGAACTCTGGGATTCGACCAGTCCACCACCACTGCTGAGCCACCGCAGACGTCACGCCGTATCGCAACTTGATCCGGTCGACAAACCGCTGGTAGTCCTGCAGGTCGAACGTCATTCCGTTCGCAACTTCAGCGGTCATGATGTACTTCCGGGTCTCCCCGCCAGAACATGCCGCATCGTTCTCGATTGCAGTCGCCAGCAACAGAGGACGAATTCGGTCTCGATTCTGCCGACTCGTCAGGACCGTCAGGTTGTCGGTCGGCATGTCAATCGGACGACCGTGAACCATGTCGCGGTGGTCGTAAATCATGTCGCGGACCGCCTGCAGGTCGTTACTGCAGAGGAAGTCGTTCACGCCAGCGTTCACCCACGGGCCACCACTGGGGAACGGAGTCGATCCGCTCGCTTGGTAGTACGTGTTGTACGCAGTGCCAGACCGATTGAAGGTCGGTAGATACCCGATGAACGTGTCAAGGATCTTGTTTTCCTTGTACTCGTTGTGAGCATCCGCAATCTTCGGGATCTGCTGCTGGATGAACCCGTTAGGGTCACGGCACAGGGCTTCACGGGTGAACTCCAGACTCAATGCGGCCTGCTTCCCTTTCGGGTGCCGCATGAAGTCGGTCGCCACGCCAAACGAAGGCCCCTTCTCCAGCTCGCAGACTTCTTCCACCTGCGGGTCGGAGAACACTCCGTGATCCTCGTAAGCGTCCTCGCACTCGCCTTTCGTCTCGACGGGCACGATTCCGGCCATCTTGTACTGTTCCTTGGGATTCTCAGCCAAGGCAGTTCGGATGATCTTCGGGATCATCTTGTTGAACACGCCGCTGGTGATGATCGCTTCGATGGCGTCGTCGCCCATTCGTGCGATCTTCCCTCGGGAATCAGGACCGAAGTCGTGCTCCAGGATGGCATTCATGTCGATGTCCTGCCATCCAATCGTCTTCTGCTCCAGAGCTTCATCGAACTGCTCCAGAGCCACATCACCGTGACGCTTGATCTCGCCGATCAACTTCTGCGTCAATTCTCGCTTTGGCATAACTCACTCCAGGCCTCTCGGCCAAAAAAACCAGAAAAGGGACCGAGAAGACAATCAGTCGGCAAACTCAACCATGGCACGAGCCTGTGCCGTCTCGCCGCTACTCGCGATCGCTCGGAACACAATCAGTGCGGCGGTGTCAGTCTTCTGGATCTTGTTGTTCACAAGAGCATTCGAAGACGGATTCTTCGCGAACGTGAACCCCTGACCTTCAACCCACGTGGTCGGAGCCGCTGCACCAGCGGTGTCAACGATCTCGTAACTTCGGGCGAATCCAGTCCCCTGACGGTACTTCCAATACGGCAGACACTCTTCCTGCTCGATGCAGGCGTTGTCGTCGTACTCCTGAGCAGACACACCTTCGAAAACGGCCTTTGCGTTTTCCTGAGTCGTCGCCAGATCCGTGTCCCACGCAACGGTGGAAATCAACGCCGCCTCTTTCACTCCGGCAACCGGAGTCGTCGAGGTCAGGAAGTCGCCGGGGCAAATATCAACCGCAGGATCAGGCACTCCCATGGACCGAACTTCAATCTGTCCGTTCCCCGTGTGCCCCTGCTGGTACATGCAGTCAAAACACTGTGGCATTTCTGCTCTCTCCACTCAAAAAACCAAACAAATCACAACAGAAACGCACTGTTGATCAACGCTTCAGCCCGATGCTCTCCAGCAGGCTGTAACCAGACTTCTTGCCGCCGCCAATCCGGGGAGCAGGCTTCTCCACCTTCTCCGGCTTTTCGGATTCCTCGGATGCAGACCCAGCATCGCCTTCGCCGTCCAGAGCCGCATCGTCCACGGTCACGAACAACGGACCCATCTTCGAGAGCACGGACTTGAACTTGTCCCGGCTGTCAGCCTGCATCTGGCAAGCACACTCCAGAATCTCCTTGCGGAGATCTTCCGGCAACTTTACGTCCTTCAGGACGGCCGTGAACGACTCGGTCACTTCCTGTCGTTCCTTCTGAGCAGCCGCCTCACGCTTCATCGTGTTCAGCTCGTTCAGAGCCTCCTGCAACTGCTGCTGAAGCTGATCCTTCTCTTTGGTGTCAGCTTCGATCGCGTTTTTCGTCATGTCCTCTTCCTCAAAAATGCCCTCAGCCGTAGCCGGGCGAGTCACCACATCAACAGATCGAACCTCGTCCAGAGATTCGACAACCACATCACCTTCAGAGTTCCTCGCTCCGAACTTCGCTTTCGCATTGATCGACATTCCAAACGTCCGAGGCACGTTCTTCACGTCCCAGGCAAACTTCTTCGCCAGCGGATGTTCAGGATTGTACTTGATCGTCCCGAACCACCCCTGACCGGCACGAAACTCAACGCTCTCCACGGCGCCGAACGAATCGCTGTATCGCCGAGTTTTCGATGGATCGTCAGGGTGGTCGAGGAAGATTCTTGCCCCAGTCAGCATCGAAGGAGCCGTCTTCCGAACGCCTTCAGTGTCGTACGTTCTGCGGTTCCGGGACTTCAGCCCCAGCAACTTGACGTTCTTCAGGATTCCTCCCTCAGCCTCAGTAATGTCAACCGACTCGAACGCATCCTGCGTGATAATGTCTGTCACTTCTGCCCCTCACTGGAAGAACTTGCCTGCGACTGCCCCGTCGATGGCGGTTTCTTAACCTGCTTCTTGTTTTTGAAACAATTGCACATATGACCCCCTGTTTTTAGCCACAAACAACACGTCACCAAAACTTTTTTGACCAATCACGCCGTTTTTGTCGGATCCCCACTGGAAACCCCGCGTTCCTTCATCGGATCACCTTTGGGGGCAGGCTCCGGGCCGGGAGTCCCGATGCCCGTAATCTGCGGCGGAACAATCTCCGCCGCTCGTTCGGCCTTCAACTGCTGCTGAGCCTGCTCAAACTCGTGGCCTTCCTGAGCCATCAGCGTTTTGCCGTCCAGCAACGACGCCTCCCACAGCTTGTACCCGATATCGAAATCTTCCTGCCGATTCCGGGTCTGCACTCGCGGAGGCTTCACGTCAATGAATACCGACTCGACGTCCTGCACCGTCAGATCGAAATTCCCGCTCTGCGCCGCATACATCAACGCCTCGTGGATGATCCCTTGGTCCTCCCGGATCATCTGGTCCTGATTCCGCCGCATCGCCTTGTGGAACGGTCCCTCACTCACCAGCGTACTCGCAAAGTTCCCCTCGCTCACGTTCGCCGTCAGCATGAACTCCGGCACCTTCATCCCAGCCGCACACGCACGCAGTAACTGCACCAGAACTTCGATATGATTCGACTGCCCAGCCCCCGTCTCAGGGAACTCGTACTTCACCGTGCTCGGCACAGTCACCACCGATGGAGCCGGGAACCCCATCTGCTCCGGCGCACTGTCCTTCCGACCTGTCTGGTTCGTCGCCAGAAAACTCCGCACCGCATCCGGACCAACCGCCTGCGAAATCGTCCGGATCGCTCCAAAGCTCGCCTGAAACGACGAAATCCGCATCAGATTGCTGAGCAGCGTCTTCGACCACCTCAGCTCCTCACGCACCGGCCAAAAAAACGTCAGCCCACGGGGGTCCACCGTCAACACATTCCGCCGCCGATAGTTCAGCAGACACCGCAGATCCGGCGAAAACTCCGACCACGATGCAACTGTGCCTCGCCTCGCGTGATACCGATAGTCCCCAACCCATTGCCCCCGGCCGCCGCCGTCCACGAAAAAAGCGACATGCCGGTTCCGGATGTCATTCGTTCGCCGGACACCGAGGTTGTCGATGAACGGCTTGTCGCTCTCGATATCATCGAAATACGGGCTCGTCGCATCCTCGTCCAGGTCGGAGGGCTCAACGAACGACGTCCTCAGCATCCCATCCGGGTCGTAATACAGCAGGTCGAAGCACTCACCGTGCTTGTCCAACCTCAACGACACCTCACCCTGCCTCGACGCCCAGTCGTTCTCCTCTCGCCACAGCGTCAGGAACGACTCGACTCGCTTCACCGCCTCACTGCCGGTGTCCCCGTCCTTCGGCTTCACCGCGTAACTGTGACCGACGTCCACGGTGTAGAACATCCGGTTCTCACTGGCGTTGCACCCCCACGGCGTCTGCGACAGGCTCTCGCCCCGCGCCAACATGTCCCGAATGTCGTCGATCGTCGCATTCTCGAACGGATCCTCGCCACCCGGAACGTCTCGGTCGTCCATGTCCCCGGTGCCGCCGCAACTGCTGCCGAGTTCCTCCATGATCTTCTGCGCCTGCTTCGTCATGCTGACGTACAGCAACTCAATCGCCGTCCCGAGAGACTGATTCTCACCACCAAACCCGATCGACGACATCGCTGCACTCCAATCCAGACCGAAAAACACAGATCACAGCACGGAGACTACATCACCCGGCGATCCATACAAAACGATTCGCCAAATAACTGGGAACCACCGACCGCATCCCCAGCAAAATCCCCGGGAACCCGAACTCGGCGAAAAACTCCGTCCCCACGGCGTAACTCCGCACCCGAACCGCTTCGTCAACCGCCTCCGCCACCGGATCCTCCGGCCGACACGACTTGCACAGCCCCCTTGCCATCACTTCCCCTCCCTCAAGTCCTCGTAATACCGATCCAGATAGAGCGGCATCTGCTGACACATGTCCAGACTGTCCGGACCATCGTCATGCTTCCCTTCACCCGGAATCCCATCAAAATTCCGCAACTGACTCAGCAGCAACCCAGTCCCCGGATTGTCCAAGAAACGAAACTCACGCCGACGCAACGGACCATCGAGCCGCCTGATCCGCAACTCCTTCTTCAGCATGTCACGCACCGGAATCAGCACGTTACCAGCCAGCAAATACTTCGACAACGCCATCTCCGGATGATCGACAGCGTACTGCAGCACCAAATTCTGCATCACCTCCTGAAATGCCGTCGCCTCCATCCCGATCAGGTCCCCAGACCGGATCCTGTGCAACGGATCCTCACAAAACCGAAACAGGTCCTCCACAATCTGCCCCGGAGGACGACGCGCCAAGTCCGCGTTCACATACTTCAGCTCCTGCGTCTGCATCAGACAGCAAATCGACGAGTAGTCCCCCTTCTTCTCGCTCCGACCCTTACTCGGGTCCACCGCGAAGATCCGCACACTCTCCCCCGCATGCTCCGGACGCGGCCACCTGTCGATCCCGATCGTCACGTCCACGAACAACTCTCTCGGCCACTCCACGTCCGTCTTACTGCTCGCCAACCAACTGCCGTGCAAAAACCGATCTCGCTCCTGCGTCGGCAACTGCAGCAACCGCTGCCTGTAAGCCGGGTCACTCGACATCAAATGCTTGTTGTCCGACAGCATCGACGGAATGAACGTGAAACTGTTGCTGCACTTCTCCCCAGTCTCATCAAACTGAGGCTCCGAGTACCACTGAAACCGACCGTCCTCGACCCGAAAATGACGGATCGTCCCAATCTTGTCCTTGTCCGGATACCCATCACTGTCCAAATACCACTGGACAACCGGAAACAACCACGAATCTCTGTCCGGATTCGTCGACATCCGCAACGTCGGACGAATACCCGACTTAGATCTGCATCGACCCCACAAAAACAACACGTTCTTCTGCGAAAACTGGTTCGCTTCGTCTATCCCAATCGCATCAAACTGAGCACCCAGATACCCCTCGATGTCCCGCTCATTCTGCAGCGTGTTCAAACTCACCTTCGCACCACACGGAAACCGGTGCTCACTCGACGTGTGGTTGTACTTCGCTCCAAACTGACAGTAAACAGACTTCGTACTGTCAATCAACCCCCCGGGCTGACTCAACTGCGGAAAACTACGCCGCCACAAACTACCTCGGAAGTCCCGATGCCCTGTCGGACCCTGACAATGCCGCAGCATGTCCAGAATCAGAGCGTAACTCTTCCCTCCACCGGCAGCACCGCCGAACAAACACCAGTCCGTGCTGCAACTCAACAGCTTCCACTGCGTGTAACTCACGTCAAACGACATAAAATCCCTGCCTGCATTCCTGTGCTACGGGCGCGTAACCGTACGGGGCTCTCCATATGTCCGAGGCAGGAACTCTATCAGCCTTCACTCGGTCACAGAGTCCACTGCAGGATCCGTTGAAGGCTCCTCAGCGTTCTGAAACCCAATCACATTCACCTTTCCAGTGCTCATCTTCAACAACGCCTTCGACACCAACATCTCGGCGCCTTCGGTCGTCACATGATCCACCAGAAAATCAACAACAAAAACCATTCGCTTCACAAAACACCGCCCTTCACTACTCAACAGAGTCGTCCACCTCAACGTAGGTGGACAAAATCTCCTCCGTCGTCAACCCTTCCTTCAGAAACGACATATTACGCATGCCGTCCACCAAATTCCTCACCATCTCCATCGCAGACTCGCGACGAATATACCCCTCGCTCGTCATCAAACTGTGACCATTCACGTGACGGAGAGTCACATAATACTGACCGTTGATACCAACGAAAATTCTGAATCGGTACTTCATGGGAAATTGGCTCCTGTTTAATTAACTGACGTGCCTTCAACTCCACGTGCGACTCTGTCGCGAGTCCTGAGACTCAGCGATTCCATTGCCGCCACCACGTGATCCAACGCCGCGCTATTGGTTTCGCACGCAAATGGGCCTCGCTGAAAACATTCAAGGCGATCGCGGACTATTGCCAGAAGCGACTCATTCGAGACACCGTTCACGCCATGCTCTTTGATCGGCCCATTCTGAAAATGGATCTGCGCCAGATCAGCGTCAACACTGGATCCATCCCCGGTTGGCACAAACTTGCGAATCCGGTACCGGTGACACGCGCCACCGTGTCCAGGGGCGTCGAGCACGTTAATCATAAGCGACTCGTTCAGGCCGTTCACTACGTGCGTTGTTATTGTTCTCATGTACTGATCCTCATGGTTGGCGAAATAATCCTGTGAGCAGACAAAAATAGCAGTTTGATCCGAAAACGCTAGTAATTTTGTTTTTTTATTTTTTGATCCGGTGAGGGTGGGGGTTAAACCCCGGTTTTGGCGTGCCTATATTTCGTTGTGGGTTGTTGTTCCAGCGACCGGACGCCAGCGGATCGG